GTAAGCCATGCAGTCGGCACGGGTCTTGCCGCAGCCGTGCCGCAACTCGAGCGTATCGCCCACCTGGGGCGCTTCGGCGGCGGCGGTCCACAGGGTCACCGCGCCGGTGGCCAGCCAGTCGTGAATCTCGACCGGGCGGCAGCCGGCCAGCGCCCCGCCCGTGAAGGTCACCGTGCCCCGGTTGAAAAACCCGTCCGCATAGCTGCCGGAGAAGGTCACCGTGAAATTGCGCGCACCTGTCACCGCCGAAACCGTGGCCGCCACCGGCACCACCGCATATCCGCATCGCGCATCGCCGAAATCGGCATCGCAATAGGCGCTGATCGTGCGCCCCACGGTCTGCATGAAGCGGCTCACATCGCCCTGGATCGTCAGCCGGAACCGCCCGCCGGCCACTTCCGCCAGCACCACCCGGCCTTTCAGCAGCTTGATCGCGCCGGTCGGAGTGCTCCAGTCAATCTGGAACAGCCGCGCGGTGGCATCGTCAAAGCGTCCGCCGATGATGGCGGTGCGTGTCACGGTTTCGCCGATCGGGCCTTCCACTTCGATATCGCTGCCCTCGAAACCCACCGAAAGCGAAAGGTCCGAAGGCAGGATGCCGGTGCGCGCCAGATAGGTCGCCGCCCCATCGCCCAGATCGAAAGCCACGTCGCGGTTGTGATCGGTCACCGCCAGCACCGAACCGTCCGCCAGATCGAGCCGCAGCATCGTGCAACGCGAATGCGCGGTCCCGGCCAGGTGCGCGACAAGGCCGCTGCCCAGCGCCCTCATTCGGGTTCTTCCACCAGGGTGATCGTTTCGATGTGATCGAAGCGCCGGTCGATGCCGGTCAGCGTCAGCTTGCCGTCAAAGCGCACCCGCACCACTTCGCCGCCTTCCGACCAGTCGCGGAAATTGAACGTGTGGGTGGAACCTTGCGCCTTGCGGTAAAGCGCCTTCACCGCCTGATAGGTTTCATCCTCGCGGGTGGAGGTGGGAAAGCTGATCTCGAATTCGCGCAGCGGCGCGCTCCACCGGCTGTTGCGAACCGATCCGCCGCCGTCCATCTTCACGATATCGACCGACCAGTCCTCATGCCGCACCGCGCCCAGCTCGACCTTGCCGGGCAGGAACTCCGCCAGATGGGCCATCAGCCGTTACTCCGCACGGGGCCATTCACCCGGCGCCGGAAGGCCCGCGCCGCCTGATCGCCGCTCTCGCGCGCCTCGCGGGCGCTGGTGACGTTGGGGAAGTGGAAATGGGCGCTGCCCTGCCATCCGTTGTCGTTGCGCGGGGTGAACTGCATCTGCTTGAGCATCGCGGCAGTGCGCGGCGCCGGGGTCACCTGCGCGCCGGTCGGCAGGTTCAGCAGCTCCGGCCCGCGCTCGCCCACGATGGACCAGCCACCGGGCGCTCCGGTCGTGCCGTTGGCAAAGGGCAGCACCGGCTTCGGGATGGAGGCCAGCGCCGAACTGGTCATGGAATTCGACAGACTGGCGCTGAAACCGCCGCCACCGCCCAGCAAGCTTCCCAGGCCGCCCAGCAGTCCGCCGATACCGCCGCCCCCGGCGGACTGCGCCTTGAGCAGGGCCTCGGTGATCGGGCGGATCAGCAGCTGGTCCACCAGCAGGCTGATCATCCCGCTGATGATCGGATCGTTCACGCCGATCGCGCTGGTGATTGCATTGGTGATCCCGTCATGCACGGCGTTCAGTTCATCGACCGTCAGCTGCTGGACGCGCTCGTTGATCTGTTCGGGCGAAAGCCGCAGCCCATCGGCATAGTTTTCCAGCGGGCCTTGCGTGCGCTCCAGCACCTGGGCGCGGCGCCCGCTGTATATCTGGTCCAGCATTGCCAGGCGGGCCTGGGCAATCTGCTTTTCGGCGGCGGTCGCATCCTTGGTGGCCAGCACCGCTTCCAGCTTCGCGCGCTCTTCCTGCTGGTCAAGGTCAAGTAACCGTAGCGAAATGTCGCGCCGCTCGCCCGCCGTGCGCGCCAGCGATTCGGCCACCTGCAGGATATCGCGCTGGTTGTCGTTCGCGGCCATCTGGATGCGCAGCAGATCTTCGGACTGCTCCTGCGCGCGCTCGGTGTTGATCGTCAGCACCTTTTGCGCGGCAACCTGATCCACCAGCGATGTCAGCTGGTCGGCCTGCGCGCGGGTGTAATCGCCCAGCTTGACCTTGGCCTCGATATCGAGCTTGAGCTTTTCGGCCTGGTTCTTGACCTCGTCCCGCGCCATCTGCGCCAGCTGGTCCTGGTCGGTCACGTTATCGCGCTTGGCGTCAAGCAGATCGCCGTTGAGGTTCGCCAGTTCGTCCTGGAACGCCTTTTCGCGCCGGATCGCTTCTTCGCGCGCGCGCTCGGCATCGCGCGATGCGGAACGCCCACCCCCCTTCCGGCCGCTGCCGCCACCGCCGCCGGAGCGCAGGAAATCGGGCAAATCTGCCCCATCGGGCACGGGCGGGGCCACGACCGGCTTGGGCGCCCGAGACGCACGAACGGCCTGATTGTACAAGCCGACTTGCTCGTTGTACGCGCGCAGGTGCGGCGCATAGTACGCCGGCGATCCGGCCGCTCGCTTCGCGCCGTCCAGTATCCGCCGGGCATCGGCGAGCTTTTCCCGGCGGAAGCCAAGGTCCATATTCGCCTTGTTGGCGGCCTGCTCGGCCTTCATCCCGCCCAGAAAACCAAGCCCGGCACCAACCGCAGCACCGGGGGCGCCGCCAAATCGCGCGCCGACAGCCGCCCCCGCCAGGGCCGCCGCCAGCTTCGGATAGTTGGTGACGAAGTTTATCCCGGCAAGGGTTGCAGACTGCAGCGCGTTGGCCAACCCGATGATGGAATTGGCGTTTTCCGCCACCTCGCGGCTGAAGTTCACTTTCAGCTGCGTGGTCAGCGCGGCGATCTTGTCCGCCGCCTCATCCGCCGCCTTGGCCACATCGTCGCCGATCACCATCCCGGCCTCTTCGGCCGCCTTGGCGTAATCATCGATCCCCTGCCGGCCCTCGGTCAGCACGGTATCCAGCTTCTGGCCGGCCTTGCCGAACAGCGCCACTTCAATCGCGGCGCGCTGTGCCGGGTCCGAAACGCCCGCCAGCTTGTCGGCAATCTCGGGAATGACCTGCCCGGCGGTGCGCACATGCCCGTTGGCATCGCGCACGCTCACCCCCAGCGCGGCGAAGGCCTTGCCCTGCTTGTCCGAACCGAGCGAAGCCTGCCCCAGCGAAAGGGTCAGCTTCGCCAGCCCCTTTTCCATGTCTTCCTGCGCCACGCCCACCTGCGTGGCAATGTAGCGGTAGACCTGCAGATCCTTGGTGGTGACCCCCAGCTGCTGGCTGACTTCGCCCAGCGAGGCGGCATAATCCAGCGCCTCGCCGATCACCCGCCCGGCCTGATAGGTCAGGAACGTGTCGCGGAACGCCATCGCGGCCGAGCGCGCGGAATCGAGCTTGCGGTTGAGCTGATCGACCGACCGATTCATCCGCGCGGTCTGGCTGTTGAGGTTGGCCGCCGCCTTTTCGATGTTGGCGTTGAAACTGGCGGTCTGCGCGATCAGGTCGACTGTCAGCGTGGCAAGCGACATTTCAGCCTCCGGATCGTTGCAGTTTCAGCATCCAGTCCCGTTCCTGCGCCTCGATATCGTCGGGCAGGTCGAGCGCATCCTCCGGGAAGAGCATGTGGTCGGCGGGGTCGGGCGGGGTCTTGGTGTGCGGCGCCAGCGTGGCCCAGACGAGCCGCGCCATGCGCATGTCGGCGCGCTGCTCCCCCCAGGGGTCCAACGCATAGAACGCTGCCCATTCGGCCAGTTCTGCGGCCGAAAGGGTGCGCTCCAGTTCGGCTACGCTTCGGCCGAGGGCAAGGGCGAGGCGGAACCGGAAGCGCCGGCTTCCGTCTCGCCGGAGCCGTTTTTTTCCTCTTCCGCCGGGCCGGCACCGTTCATCTTGAGAACCGCGTTGCCGATCGCCGTCATCGCCCGTGCCGGCAGCTTGCGCAGCGCGGGGATATCCGCATCGGTGAACAGCCGCGCGCCCTTGGCATCGCAGGCACCCATCACCGCCAGGCGCACGTTGGCGGGCACGCCATCCTCGCCCAGGGTGCGGAACTGGTCGGCTTCGTCCACGGTCAGTTCGGCAATGAACACCTTGCCGCCGAACTCGGGCACATCGACATCGCCTTTCGGCTTGCCGACATACCCGAGAATCGCCTCGCGGTTCAGGCTCATGCGCGGGTCCAAGCGCCCGAGGTGCGGAAGCTTGCGGCGGCGTCGATCTTGGCATCAACCCCGGCGGACCAGGTGTACTTTTTCACCAGCGCCATGATGTGCCACACATCACCGTTCGACCATTCGATCTTGAGCCAGCGGCGCTCCTGCGCGTCCATGGCCGCGATCAGCTCGTCATGCCCGGCATCGCCAGAAATCGCGTTCATTGCGATCTCGATGTTGCCGTTGTCGGGCAGGCCGGTCAGGTATTCCTTGGCCAGGCTTTCCAGATGGGTGGTGTCGATATCGGCCGCTTCGCCAGACGGGGCACCGATGTTGTTGACCTGGCCAACCTTGGCAAACGTGGCCGAGGCATAGACAGTGGTGTCGGCATCTTCATTCGAGATATAGACCTTCGAGCCCTGCGACTTGATCGCCATCGCTCAGTTCCTTTCGTGCCAGAAACGATAATCCTGCGAGACCCGGAAATTGCGGGTCTCCTCATCAGGCGCGGGTCCGCGCTGATCCTGTAGCGTGGCGGTGAACGTCAGCCCGCCCGCTGTGATTTCTACTGCGTCTATCGCGCGGATGGCCTCGCCCAGCGCCAGCGCATCGGCGGCCTTGGTGGCCCAGCAATCGATCTGGAACAGCGGCCACTCCAGATCGGCCGGCCCGTCCAGATGCACCGCGCCCGCAGTGACGATCCGCTGGATCGTGACATAGGGATAAGTCGCCCCCTGCCGCGCACCCGCGATGAACACGCGCCCGCCCGCCAGCGCGGAAACGCCCGCATTGGCTGTCAGCGCGGCGATCAGCGCCGCTTCGGGGCTGGCCATCTACTTGCCCGCCAGCTTTCGTGCTTCGCGGTCCACCCCGCGCCCGAGCGCTTCCATGATCCGCTTGATCGCTTCCTCGCCCTTCAATTCCACCGCCGGCCGCAGGAACGGCTCGGCAGGCATGTTTTCGGTCCCGAACTCCACCAGGTGGGCATAGCGCGCGGGGCTGGCCTTGGTGGCCTTCTTGCGCCCCTTGCGCACCACCATCGCCGTTTTGCGGGCCACGCCCACGCTGACGATCTTGGGCGCGCTCTTCGCCCGGCCGGACTTGCGGGTGCGGGTGGTGATGCTCTTCTCCAGCATTCCCGAATCGACCGCCGGGCTGGCACGAACACTGTCCCGCGCCGCCTTGGCGATAACCCGGCCGCCCGTGCGCAGCGCGCCCAGCGTCACCTTCTCAGCCACACGCTCAGGCAGCTTCTTCAGCAGGGCTTCCAGCTCTTTCGATCCGATCACGAATTCGGGCATCAGTTGACCCCTTTGCGCGCGGTGCAGTGCAGCCACGCCCACCCTTCGCGGTAAGTGCCGGTCACCTGTTCGATGTCGTAGATCCGGCCCAGCCACGTCACCCGCATCGAGGCGTCAACCTCCATCCAGCGGATGACGAAAACCGCTTTTTCCTCGGCTTCGTAGCCGCCCTTCAGATACTCGCGGCCCTGGCCTTCGATGGCCTTGGCCCACACTTCGGCAAGAAACAGCCACGAAAGCGCATCCTGGCCCAGTTCGTCAGGCTCCGTGGCCGGCGTCTCGATCGTGATCCGTTCAGTGAGATCACCGGCCTGCATCGGATCAGGCCTCGCCAATCACGCAGATGCGCCCGGTCGCAGTCGCACCCGAGCCATTGGTGATCTTGACGATATCGCCGGTCCCGGCCGCCACCGCCATGCCCGCCGCCGAGGGATCGGTGATCAGAAACACGCCGCCCGGCTTGAGCGTCACGGTCGCGGTGCCGTCATCGAACGGACCAACGAACGGATTGGTGCCGTTGCCGATCACGAGGTT